CTAGACCTAGCGCAAAAAGACTTCTTACGAGCCTTCTCTTTTGCAGTTAAATTTTTCTTTTTTGTTACAGCCGTTTTTAGTTTCGACTTTGGGTTTTTCCTTCTATGTGCCGCAACACCTTTTGCGGTCATGCCAGCGCCTTCTTTTACCGTCCTATAGTTACGACCCTTACCTTTAGTCGTTTTGGGTATGGCTTTCTCGCGCTTTCGGGGCATTAAAATCTACCGCTAGTAGGGCCACCCATACCAAACCTAACCGCATTTATAAATTCTGCCTGTCTTTCTTGCGGCATCGTATCAAAATTTAAACCAGACCTAGCAGCTAGACCCCTAGCCTCATCTATTATTGCAGCCATTCTAACTTGCTCTGCCTGTGCAGCAGATATACGCTGTTGATTCATAACTGTTGCAGCAGGGGGTGCTATATTATCTGGCTCATAACCTCTACTTGTTAAAACCCTTGGGTCAGTCTGAGGAACAGCGTTTACAGCCTGCACAATAGGTGACGTATTGGGGCTAACCATAGCACGCTCCATTTGTGAGCCGTATGGCTTTACACCTAAGTCATTAAGCATACCGCTAAAAATACCGCCCTTAAACTCATCACCGCGAGTATCAAAACCACCGCCATCCATAGCATCAAATAAAGCAGGAACGTAACGCTTGTTTACCTCATCAAAATAACCATACCTACCATCAGAGTTAGCTTTTGCACGATCTTCAGCAGAAGTGTTTTGATACCTAGCTGCACCTTTGCTTGACCCAAGACCGCCCTTGCGCTGCTCTGGTGTGCCACTATGAGCAAAAGCAAATGGATTAGGCCTACCAAGAACTCTAAAATGATCTGCAACCGCCTCGGCGTGAGTCATATCTTTACGATCTTTACGTTCTTCAGCCATTACTTCTTACCCTTCTTCTTTTTTCTTAACTTCTTTAAATCTGCGCCTGTTATTTTTTTACGAGGTGGAGCTAAAGCCGCCAGTTTCTTTTGCTTTTTGCTGTACTTAGAAAATGGCATTACTTCTTACCCTTCTTTCTTTTTGTTTTCCAACTTATCCTAGCTGGGCCTGTCTTACGTTTAGCCGCCTTCTTTGCAGAGGCAGAACTTGCTTTGCTTTTAGGACGACAAGCAGGGTAAGGTCTACCTTTATCTTTCTTGCCACTCCTGCCGCACTTTTTACCTGTCTTAACATCTCGCCAATCTTCCTTGAACCATTTAGTCAGTCCACCTTTAGGCTTTCTGCTAGGCATAAGTGCCGCCACGCTTTTTGTACTCACGCACCAGCCAAGCATTTGCATACGCAGAAGGATAAACCTTAAATTTTTTCTTAGCAGCTTGCTTTACCCTAGCGTATAAAGCAGGGTTTTTAGGCTTGGGACTAGATGATTTACGAGCTTTCTTAGCCATTATGCTCTCTTTCTAGCTTTCTTTTTAGCAGTCATGCTTAATTCGCTAAAATGAAAAAGACGCTTACTAGTTTTAGTATGCGTCCTACCAGTATGAAGCTGACCATTAGCCATTTTGTGCATAGCTCCCTTATGCTCAGTTCCATCTCGAAAATAATGTTTTACACCTTTAGCCATTATTTTTTCTTAGCTTTTTTAGCTTTTTTCTTTTTCTTAGTCGTTTTTTTAGGTGGTCTACCCATTGTAGAACCATAAGTCCCCTTACCCATTGGCATAATCATCTCCTTTATTTTTTGAAATACATACCACATTATGCGATACCACGCAAATTACGTTTTATCTCGCCTTTCCAGCTAGAAAATGCTCCAGATAATGCTGTTGCAGCATCACTGGCCATAGTCAAGCAAAGCGCATCAGCTAAGTCAGGTGACGCTAATCCGCGCTTACGCATCTCATCTTTACTCTCAGCTTTCATCTTACCACTAGACGTAAAGCTATATCGAATACCTGTCAATTCCGCTAATAACTGATCATCCTTTGGTAGCTTACAAGCACGATCTTCAAACCAACCCTTAGTTTTAAACCACAATTCAGAGCGTAAATTTAAATATGTAGCCCCCATACTAGGGGCTTCTGCAACATTAATACCTCGAACAGGTAATTCTAGCTCACGCAACCTGTCTACAACACCAGAACCAAGCCCAATACTATCAACAAGTATCTCTCTAGGCCTCTTAGAAGGCAACAAACTTTCATATTCAGCCACAACACGACCCACAGTCTGCATCAAATCTAACCCAGACCAAGATCTAACCTCAGTTACAATAGAACCCTGACGCTTACACAAAGCAGTTTTATCATTACCAAACCTACTAACGTCTAAACCCCACACACTCGGCAAGTCATCATCACCCTCAACATCACGATGTATTGCATTTTCAACCAAGTGATACGGAATGATTGTGTCGTCATCTGCTTGAGGAAACTCACCTAACACTCTGATTCTAAAGGCATTACTGTCTTCGCCATAGCGCAACTTCATCTCTTCGATAAACTCATCACTAACCAATGGGCTGTCAATGCACGACCAACGCCTCGTCCACCAGCTATCTACAAGCCTGTTTTGACTTTCAAAAAACGTACCGCTAGACCTAGTAGGGTTACTCAACATAACTGTTGTAGCATTATGACCAGACATAGACCCAGCAGCAGCCTCAAATACTTGCTCTGGCACACCACTAGCCTCATCTACGATCAGCATAACGTGTTCTGAGTGTACCCCAGCTAACGCTTCTGGCGTTTCTGCACGACTAGTTCTAGCCGAAATAAACATCTCACTAGGCGCAGCCGTATGTTCAACACGATCAGACTTCACGTTTAACACTTCCTTAAACGCATCTGGTAACTCATTTATCCAGCGCTTCATCTCTGCAAATAAAGCATCAAATAACTGGCTAGAGGTTGGCGCAGTTACAACAACCTTGTTCGGGTAGTGCATCAAGAAATACCACAACATAGCCCAAGATGCGGCTGTACTCTTGCCAGTGCCGTGTCCAGAACGAATTGAAATTTTTCTTTCACCAGAAGCTATAGCCTCAAGAAACTCAGCTTGATAATCTAACGGCTCTACACCAAGCACCTCTCTCACAAACAATGTTGGCTTCCTAGCGTAGCGCTGGGTAAACTCAATCATCGTATTGCGAGACAAGTCATTCATGGTCTACAACCTTCATCTTACGCAGCGCATCTAAATGCAAATCTCCAATGTTAATCTGGATGTTTTGCTGGTTGCCACTACCATACCGATTTTTATTTAAAGATGAAGCTATAAAATTATGTTGCTGCGCTAAACCCTTCGCAATGCCAATATCAACTTGATTAACATTCGCCTCGCTAATGTCGCGGCTATTCTTACCGTTTAACGCCTCATCAACCTCAGTCTCGCGTCTTTCCTTAATATCGTTCAGCATATCAAATGCTGCATCAGCGTGAGCATCAGCAACTTGATGCTCTATCTCGCGTATAGCGTTGCCGTACTTTTCATGTTTCACAATGTTACGCCTAAAATAGCCACGATCTAACCCAAGCTCTTTTGCAATCATAGGTATCGTTTTGCCTGCAAGTAATTCTTGCTGCAAAGTCTCAACTCCACCACGCTTATCTAGCTCTGCAATAGCTTTTCTAAATTTTGGTCTGCCTGCCATACTTTCCTCATATTATTAATTCGCTGCGTACTGCAACTACTAATAATAATATACTAAAGTAATTATTATTATTAGTAGTATTAGTATTAGTACGAAAAAGTATAACTACTAATAATACTAAAAGCTAATAATATTAGTTTTAGTAGTGGGGTGGGCGCTGCGAGAAAGCATAATAAAACTCGGGAGGTTAGATTTTATTAAGCAACGCCCAAAAACTGCATAACATAAATTTTTGTGTGTGGGAATGTGTTATAGTAACGGTGGGGGGGGTGGGGCTGGGTAGGGAGGGGTCTAATTTTTGTATACCGTTGTTTTACTTTGTTTGCAGTTAGTCAAAAACAGTACAGCTAGAGTCAAACATGGGGCGTTGTTCTAAGTTTAACCAAGTTTAAACAAAGTTAAACATTGTTGAACAAAACCTTGCGCTTTGTTTTGCATTGTTTTATTCGCGTGCGCCCGTGCGCGACCTTGTGCTTTTGCCCATGTCGAGTAGCTTTTTGGCAAAAACCAAACAATGCTAAACAATTGAAAACAATTGTATACTAAACAGGTAAAATGCGCTGAGAGGCTCTGATAAGCTCGCTGAGTAGCCAAACAACTTTTGGCAATGCGTAACTCAAAAAAAGCCGTTTCGCTAATATTGAGCAAATTTACCTTTTTGACACTTAATATAGCCATAATATTAAAAGCATTTGCATTGATATCAAAAATATTGGTATAATAAATATATTAAATGATTCGAAAGAAAGGCTAAAATTATGGACAAAAGAACAACTCAGGTAATGACCGAGATAACAAGTAGCTGTATCGATATGATGCAGGAACACGGCTCAAACTGGACTAAACCTTGGCGCGATATAATCGCCAAGGGCCAGCCATTGAGCGCTAGGAAGCGACACTATAACGGTATCAATAGAATAAACTTAGCAATGTATATGCTCAAACGAGGCTATACTTCACCAGTATTTGGTACTTTCAAACAATGGCAAAGTTTAGGCTACAAATTAAAAGATGCTAAGGGCAAAGGCATCAATGTAGTATTTTTTCAAATAGTAAAATACAAAGACAAAAAAACAGATGAAGAAAAGACATTTCCTACATGGAAAGTATTCACTGTATTTAACTCTCAATATGTCGAGAATTGGAAAGGTGATTTTCTTGATGATGATCAAGATTTGACCCAAGACTGGAGCGACATTTTAGACGCTGAAAACCTAGCTCAATTATCA